ATGTAGGTGCTAGAGTTTTAGTAACCTTTGCAGAAGGTGATATTGCTAACGGCTTTTGGATTGGGTGTGTGCAAGATAAATTCATGAACTTTATGGTTCCAGACGGTCGTGCATCTACAACACTTACAACTCCGCAAACCCCTGACAATGTACAAGGGCTTAAAATACCAGTAGGTGAATATAACAAGAAAACTGAAAAAGGTAATGGCAGAGATCCAACAAGATACAACAAACCGTATAATAAAGATTTTACACAATCACTAGAAATACAGGGATTAATTAGAGACGAAAATAGAGGAACAACTTCGTCAAGTGCAAGACGAGAAGTTCCAAGTTCAGTTTTTGGTATAAGCACACCCGGACCAATAGACAAGCGTCAAGGCGCACCTAAAGGGCTTGTAGGCGAAGCAGGCCTTAAACACTCAAAATTTGTTAACAGGCTAGGAGGTTCTAGTTTTGTTATGGATGACGGCGATGACACGTTATTAAGAGTAACACACCCGTCAGCAGGCCCCCCAACATACGCTAATGTCGAAGCCGGGCAACTTTTTGGACAAAGTACAATACCTCACAATGAAGTAATGAGATTTAGAACTAGAACTGGCCACCAAATATTAATGCATAATAGTGAAGACTTTATCTATATTGCTAATAGTAGAGGCACAGCTTGGGTAGAATTAACCAGTGACGGGAAAATAGATGTATACGGGTTAGACAGTATATCTATACACAGTGATGCAGATATTAACCTCACAGCTGATAGAGATGTAAACATTGAAGGCGGCAGAAATGTTAACATGCGAGCCAGTGGTAGATATGATAACTTTGCTACAGGTGGCGAAGTAAAAATAGAAAGTCAAAGCAATACAACTTTAAGAGCTGAAACTAATATGTTTGTAGATGTTGCTCAAGATCAAGATATTAAAATTGGGGGAATACAAAAGACATTAGTTACAGGTGATATACATCATCATACAAATGCAAATTTATACATATTAGCAGATGTAGAAGGCCATATAAAAGCTGGAACAAACATGCTTATTAATTCTACAGAAACTCTTAATTTAGTAGGCGAAGCATCTTACTTAACATCAACAGCCGGTGCCATTAATATTAATGCAACAGGCGGCAACGTTGAAGTTGATGGCGGCACTGATGTTAATTTAAACAGTACTACATCAAGTGCAGGCACAGCTGCTACTGATGCAACTGACGCAACTGATGCAATACCGTTACCTAAATGGACAGTTCCTAAAACAAGTCCAGGAACACTAGTTCCTTCAGATGTGTCTACTTTTGTAAAAAGAATGCCAAGCCACGAACCATATGCACATCATGAAAATTTAGATCCTGTAATGGTTAAAAGTGAAAGAACATCTATTGATAATACTGTTGCATTGCCCAATGCTCCATTACTTAGTAGTGCGGATACTTTTAGAAAGAGTTTTTCAGGCGGAACAACATCAGCAGGTGCAGGCGAAGGCGCAGCGCCAGGTACAAGTGGAGTTAATCCATTAGCCGCAGGTCAAACAGGCGCACGGGATGATAAAGCACTAGCACAAAAATTCTCTAGTGTCGGTGCTGACGGGAATATTTTAGATGTTATTGGATTTGCTGAAGGCGCAGGGTATAATACTCCATACAACGGTAGTAACATAACACCAGTGCAACTATACGGAAAACAACTTTCAGAACTAACATTAGATGAAGTATTTACGTGGCAAGCAGCTTCAGTAAATGCAGGTTCAGCAAGTAGCGCCGCAGGCAAATATCAAATAATTAATAAAACTCTTAAAGGTCTTGTTGACGGTGCCGGAGTTGTAAGTAGAGAAGATAAATTTAGTCCTGCTAACCAAGACAAATTGTGTCGTAAGTTACTACAACAGAGAGGCGTTGATGGATTTATGGCTGGCTCCAAATCAGAAGCGTCGTTTTGCCTAGCAATGGCACAAGAGTGGGCTAGTTTGCCTGTGATTCAAAGAACACAGGGACAGAAACGAAAAGTTAATCCTGGTGAAAGTTATTACGCTGGCGATGGCCTAAACAAGTCAAGAATAGCACCAATACAATTAATTGCAGCTGTCCGAGAAGTTAAGAAATCCGGATATGCATAGAGGGTAAATATTACTATGAGTACATTAGAAAAAAACATATACAAGCGAGTAAAGGTAACCAACTCCAAACAGCCTAAAAAGCCAGCATCAAGCACTGCTTATAGGTCTATTAGTACAGTTAATCCTGCAAATGAAGGGTTTAGATTATACGATCTTGCTGTTATTAAGCAGGACATAATAAATCACTTTCATATACGTCAAGGCGAAAAGTTAGAGAATCCTGAATTTGGTACTATTATTTGGGATACGTTATTTGATCCGTTAACTGAAGGATTAAAAGTTGCTATTATAGAAAATGTTGAAGCTATTATTAATTATGATCCTCGTGTTGTTGTTGATAACGTTATTGTTGATACGTATGAAAGCGGCATACAAATTGAATGTACACTAATATATTTAAAATACAGCATTGCTGAATCTATGATCTTACAGTTTGATAGAGAAGCCGGCTTACTTGCTTAAAAAATAAAATACGTACATAACTGTTATGAATAAATACGTTATAAGAGGAAATTAGATGTCAGCTACGGATAGACAAAACAGATTACTAGTTGCAGAGGATTGGAAAACAATATACCAATCTTTCCGCAATGCCGATTTTCAAAGTTACGACTTTGACAATTTAAGACGAACAATGATAGAATATCTTAGGACTAACTATCCTGAGGATTTTAACGATTATATTGAATCAAGCGAATACCTTGCACTAATTGATTTAGTTGCATTCCTTGGGCAAAACTTATCCTTTAGAATTGACTTAAATGCAAGAGAAAACTTCCTCGAACTTGCAGAACGTAGAGAGTCAGTACTAAGACTAGCAAGACTATTAAACTACAATCCCCGTAGAAATCAATCCGCTAACGGACTTTTAAAGTTTACAGCAATTAGTACAACAGAAGATTTAGTAGATTCTAACGGTACTAACTTAGCAAGCCAAACAATACAATGGAACGACAGCACTAACTCAAATTGGTATGAACAGTTTATTAAAGTTTTAAATTCGTCATTGCCTGTTAACGGTGTATTTGGTAAGCCAAATAAAAGTGAAACAGTAGCTGGCATTTCAACTGACCAATATAGAGTTAATGGCGTTAACACTGATGTTCCTGTGTTTGCATTTGAAAAACCAATTGAAGGTAAATCAACGCCGTTTGAAATTGTATCAACTGATATTGAAGAAGGTAGCTTAGTAGAAGAAGCACCGGTACCAGGAAACAACTTTGCGTTCATGTATAGAAATGATACACAAGGACCCGGAAGTAGTAATACAGGATTCTTTGCACACTTTCGTCAGGGTAGATTAGAAAGCGGCCAGTTTAGTGTAACACAGCCTACGCCAAATCAAACAATTTCAATTGACACTGAAAATATTAATGATTCAGATGTTTGGTTATTTAAATTAGACGGCAATAATAACGAATCAGAATTATGGTCAAAACTTGATGCTGTTGAAGGTAATAATGTAATTTATAATAGTATTAATAAAAAAATAAGAAACATTTACAGTGTACTAACACGAGTTGACGACAGAATTAATTTAGCGTTTAGTGACGGAGTTTTTGGAAACCTTCCAAAAGGTAATTTCAAAACTTATTTTAGAACAAGTGAAAATAGAAATATGGTTATTACACCAAATGCTATTACTAATGTTTCTGTTAACATACCGTACCTAAGTAAGAAAGGCCGAGTGCATACTCTTACAATAACAATGAGCTTAGAAACAACTGTAGCAAACAGTTCAAGAGCTGAAACAAATTTAAGCATTAAGCAAAATGCTCCTGCAACATACTATACACAAAATAGAATGATCACAGGCGAAGATTATAATGTTGCTCCTTTAGGAATAAGTCAAGAAATAGTAAAAGTAAAAAGTGTTAATAGAATATCAAGCGGCATATCAAGATATTTTGATCTAAACGATGCAACAGGAAAATATAGTAACACTAACTTATACGGAAATGATGGAGTACTATACAAAGAGTATACTATTAACAAGACAAGTTTTAACTTTGATACCCAAACAGATATTGAAGGTATTATAATAAACAGTGTTGAACCTATCCTTGATGACAAGAAAGTAAAGCATTTTTACTTAGACAAATTCCCAAAAATTAATACAACTGATTTAAATGTTTATTGGAATGCTGTTACTGAACAAACAAACACTTACACAGGTAAGTTCCAATCATTAGATGCTACAGGTTATCAAGTTGGTACTTTTACTACAAACAGTTTAAAGTATATTGAAGCAGGAACAGCAATTAAGTTCCAAGCACCAACCGGCTTCCATTTTATGGAAGATGGATCATTAATGGCAGGTGATGCTGATCACCTCGGAAGTGCTTTATATAAATGGACTAAGGTAATTGCTGTTTCAGGCAACGGACTAGACGTAGGACTAACGGAAACACAAGGACCTATAGCACTAGCTGATAAAATTCCTGCTAACTGTAGACTAATACAAATACGTCCTATGTTAGCAAATAGTCTACTTGATGATGTTAAGGTAGAAATTATCGATCAAACTTTCGCTTACAACGACTTTGGATTACGTTATGACGATGTTAATAGAGTTTGGAGATTAGTAAAAGCAACTGACATAGACAAAAGAAGTAATTTTAGTACAGGATTTGCAGGCGATGTAAGTAATGGCAATATTGATGCAAGTTGGTTGTTGCTTTTTGAAACTAATGGCGAAACATACAAAATTACATACAGGGGTCTACGATATGTATTTGAAAGTGATAGGGAAATAAAATTCTACTATGACAGTTCAGATAAAATATATGACACACAAAAAGGTAAAGTTGTAAGAGACAAACTAGCTGTTCTAAATATAAACACACAGCCTGATAGTGCATCGCCATTTACTAGTAACTTTGATTTTGATATTTTAGAATCTTATAGAGACAAAGAAGGTTACGTAGATACTAAAAAAATAGAAATAACATTTGCTGACAAAGATGCAGATGGAGTAATTGACGATCCAGAATTATTTTTACATATTGTAGATGAAGATACTAATCCGTTAACTAAAATTATTATACATGAAAAGTATTTTACAGATGCGGGCGTTGAAGAATTTAGATATGTTGAATCAACAAACATTCAAATACTTCAATCACAAACGTCAGCAGGTCCGTTAAGCGGTTACACAGACGGCCAAGTATTTTACTTTAGAGACACTAATACGTTTAAGAAACTAGATACAACAATATTGGAACTAGTAACAACCAGTGACTACAAAGCCTTTATAGGTAGAGATAAACTTAAATTCCATTATGTGCATGTTGCTGATACTAACAATAGAATTGATCCAAGTGCAAGTAACATAATTGACACTTATATGTTAACAAAAACATATGATAGAAACTATAGGCTTTTCTTAGATGGGCAACTAGTACAAAGGCCATTACCGCCGAGTTCAGATGAGTTGTTTAGATCATATGGAAAACAGCTTAACAAGATAAAATCAATAAGTGATGAAGTAATTTATCACCCAGTGAAGTATAAGGAACTATTTGGTTCTGCAGCAAAGTCAGATTTACAAGCAACATTTAAGCTAGTAAAGAATCCAGACCAAGTCCTTAACGATAACGATGTAAAAACAAGATGTATTGAATCAATTAATCAGTACTTTGCATTAGAAAATTGGAATTTTGGAGATACTTTTTACTTCCAAGAATTAGCAACATATATTACAAATAGACTTGCACCAGATTTGGTAAGTGTAGTGATTGTTCCTAATCAAGTAACACAAACGTTTGGTAGCTTGTTTGAAGTAAGAAGTGAAGTTGACGAAATTTTTATTAATAGTGCAACTGTATCAGATATAGAAATAATAGATCAAATTACAGCAACCAGACTTAATGCGTCTGGCAAAGTTGTTACGTCAAGTGACACAACAAATACAGGTATTACAAGTGCAACATCATTTACTAGTTCAAACAGTTCAAATAATTCAAGTAGCGGAGGAAGTTATTACTAATGTCTTACGATAACGATCAGACAGATTCACCGTTGCCAACGGGCGACAACTCTAACAGAAAGAGTGTTGACTTATTGCCTAAGTATTTTAGAACACAAGCAAACAAAAAAATACTTGCTAGTACAATAGATCAACTAGTACAACCTGGTACAGCAGAAAAAGTTAGTGGCTATATGGGGCGGAAAAATGCAAAAGCATTTAGAGCTAATGACACATACATTGCTGATGTTACTGAACAGAGAGAAAATAGACAGTTAGAACCTGCAACGGTTTCGGTTGATGATTTAGGCAATGTAAATTTCTTTGCTGATTATCCAGACTATGTTAACCAAGTTAATAACTTTTCTGGAAATATTGCAAACCAAAGTAGATTAAACAGCCAAGAATATTATGCTTGGAACCCAAACATTGATTGGGACAAATTTACAAACTTTAGAGAGTATTACTGGTTGCCTAATGGTCCTCAAACTGTAACAGTTTTTGGAAAGAGTTTAGAAGAAGTTAGTACATACAGTGTAACAGCTGAAGACCAAGATGACAATGTTGTTTACAAGTTTTCACCACCAGGAATGACACCAAATCCTGCATTGACGTTATACAGAGGACAAACTTACACATTTGAAATAAACACACTAGGACATCCGTTTTCATTCTCTACAGATAGAAGATTTACTGATGCACCATTTAATGTAGTTAAGCAAGATGACGGCAGTTATAAAATTGTGTCAACTGGCAGTGCAGAAAATGTATCAAGTTTATA